GCCGCTCGTGGCCGTGGCCTGGTAGTGATAGACGCCAGCACCCCACGCCGCGCACGCGGCGGCGGTCAGCGTTAGGTCATGGGTGCCGTTCGCCCCTGCCGTGGCCACGATTTGCAGCCGCGTCCCCGCCCGCACCAGCGCATAGGACAGCACCCATGTCGGAGACGGGTGCTCCGGCAGGTCCTGAGTCAGACTCAGGGTCGTGCCGGCCACATGCGTTGAGGGTAAGCGGATCATGCGCGTAGTCTGCGCGGGGTGAACATGACAAAACCAGCATGACAATGTCATGTGACAATGCCTGAGGATTTGTCATGTTGATGTTGTTTTAAGCGTCCCCACGCTCATTCTTGCGCGCTAACGGCTGCAAGGCCAACCACAACGCCAGGGCCAGCGCCGCGCGGATGCTCCAAAGGTTGATCGGTGGAATCTTGGCGCTCATAACCGATCCCCCCAAAGCTCCAGTTGGTTGATGACCCGCTCGGTCGTGCGGCCGATGCTATCCACTCCCCAGGCGACCAGCCCGACCATGCCGGACAGTATCGCGCAGGCGATGTAGATCGACAGCAATCCGAACGCGATCAGAATGGCGACCGGGAAATACACAGCGCGGCTGGCAGTGCGGCTCATACTTGCCCCTCCGCATGATGCCCCCAATAAAATCCGGCCCTGATCAGGCGCTCCTGCCGTTCGAGCTTATCGTTTTCAGTGTGCGTCTGGATGGCCTCCCGGGCGGCCGCCAGAGATTGACGCGCCAGCAGCTCCGTAGCGGCTTTTGATTCCTCTTCTTCGATCAAATAATCCAGGCAATGCCGAGCTTTTTTCAGGTCTATGATGCGATTCACTTCTGGTTTTCTACGGAGCACATATTTGATAACGTCAGCCTCCCATGGATTCAACCCGTATTCTTTGCGTATATCCCACGGCTGAATTTTATGCTTCCGGTAGTGGTCTCCATCCACCTGATTTTCTCGCCATTTTTCGCTCATGAGTGCTCTCCAGTAGGTGTGTCGTGGGTGTTCCTCAGTACCGTCCGCTCGCTGACCCCCAACCGGCGGGCCAGCGTGGCGGCCGTGACGCCACGGTCGCGCTCGGCGCGCACGGCGGTCCAGTCGATACGGGGACGCTTCCGCACATACACGGTCGTCCCCCCGAAACTTTCACGCAGGCTTTCTATCAACATGTCGTCATCTCCAGTTGGAACCATAACGGCGTAGTCGAGCAGGCTTGATGGGTTTGCTGGTGGGGGGTGGCATCGGCGGGACTTCATCGGCTGACGTCTGGTTGTCGGCCTCATCGCCAGGCTCTGGGGTATGGTCAATAGCGGCAATCAAGTCGGGTTGTGCCAGCATGCGTTCCAGTTCCACCCATAGCCGGCCGGGGTCCCGGTGATAGCGTTCCGTCAGCATTTCCAGGCCCCACAAACAGCCGACGGTACAATCCAATACCTCATTGCGGGTGCCTGAGTTGGGTTTTTCCCATTTATGCGTCACGTAACCGCCAGACCGGCGGAGCACGCGCTGTTCGGAGACCAGTTGATCGTAGAATTGCGGCGGCAAGTCCTTGCTGAAATGCATGTAGCCAGGGCCGGGCACGTCTATGTTGAGCCGTCCCCAGAAGGTGTCTTTTGCCGCATCAGTTCCGATAAACCAGAGTTTGCAGCCATGCTTGAGCTTGCTGCCGTTATGGCTTTTGACGTCGACGAGCGTACGCCGGGAGCGGATGGGTTGCCCCTCTTTGGTTTCGCCTTTGGTGGCCCATATCCGTAGTTTTTCACGATATTGACTGCCTGATGTGTAACCGCGACAGTATCGATAGGCTTGGTGTGTGGCGTAACCGGTATCGATCCCGGTGATGGCAATACCCATATCGCCCCCACGGGCATGCGGATACCGATTCAGTAGGTATTCATCCAGAATAGCCCAATCACCGTCATTAAACGGGTTGATTGCTGGGATGACCCGGTAATCAACCACCCAGGATTCCTCTCCACGACCCCAACCCCAGACGACCAGCTCGAACCGGTCTCCCTGGACGTCGACGAACGCGGTCAGCACCAAGGCATCCCGCGGCACGGTGCGTAAAGGGTAGTTTTCGGCTCGTCTAATCAGGGTTTGCGCGTCACCATTTTCAACTTCCTCTTCCCAACATTCGCCCACAGTGATGTTGTAGAAGGTTTTAAGGAGGGAATCATCGCCCACATTTTTGCGATCGCACGCGGCAATGAACTCGCTGGCGATCTTTGACCACGTGATTTGTGGGCTGTAGGCGCTCCAACCGCGAAAAGCCACATGCTTAGGCTTGGGGATGCTGTCCATGCCATGTCGAAACACGATACGAGGCCCTGACACATCCAGCCAGACGCCGGTATTTTGGTCGATCCAGCGCCCTTTTTTCCACACAGACAGATAGTCCGACTGGGTATAGATGACGCCGCACCCAGGGCATAAATGACCTGCGCTCTCGGGGTCATTCTCGCGCCAGACCAAGCCGCGGTTTTCCTTTTTTTCGGCTTTTCCGTGAAATTCCAGGCTGTGGGCATGACCGCAATGTGGACAGGGGATCTCGTAGGTCAGCACGCAATCAGCCGCGCGGCGCCGTTCGTCAATCTGGCAATTTCTGAGACTTTTAGGTGTGCTGCCGGTGATGATTTTCGGAAAAACAGCGCCCTCGATACGTTTTTCCGCCAGGTTGAAAGGTCGGCCTTCGCCTTCAACGTCTTGCGGAAATTTGGACAGTTCATCCATCCATCCCACAGCTACCGTGATGCGGCGGTATTCCCCGGATGCGGTTCCGCTTTTGATGTGCAGCGCGCCCGTCGTGAACTTTTTCAGTTGGAGGGTATTGGTTTTCGACTTGCGCAGCGCGTTTGGGAATATCGCGTTGATGCAGGGGACATCACGAATAGCAGGATCTAGCTCAACTTTGCAGAATTCCTCGGCATCCGCGCCGGTGGGTTGCCATACCGCTTGGTTGCGCTTCTTGTGTTCCGCAAAATACAGGAGTCCGCACACGAGGATTTTTGTATACCCATAGCGGGCCGACTTCATGACAGTGACCTCGCGCACATCATCGTCTGAAATCACATCCATGATGCCGACCTGATACGGCCAAGGGTCCCAACCGCCTTCAGTCTGCGAACTTTCACGCGACAGGTAAAAGTGGTGACGGCTCCAAGCCGACATCCGCATGGGGGGCTCCACCCGCAACGGTTCCAGGCCTGCATCAATGGCCCTGGCTATGCGAGCAGCCACAATCAGCCGCGGATGTTTATTCTTGCGCTGGGGCGCCATCATCGAAATCGTCGATGTAATCAAACAGCCTGGCGTCTGCGTTCCTCACGGTTTCCTACCCTACAGACACCAGCAGGTTACGGGCAACATCTAGCTCGGCGCGAATAATGCCAAGCTGTTCAGCATTCAGGTCCGGGTACGCGCTCTTGAGCTTGACCGGTATCTGTTCAAATCGGGCGGCCATTTGCGCAGTCACCTGAGACAGTAATAGAGTCAGGTTTTCGATGGGCGCCCATTCGCCAAGCTCTTTGTGTTTTGCGATGCGTTGACGGAGCTTTTGCTCTTTTGCCAGCCCTGCCCGCTCAGCCGTCAAGTCAGCTGATCTACCCGCCGCAAGTTCCCTGAGATGCTCGCAGTACGCCAACAACCATGACCCCGCCGTGTCACCAAGGATCAATAACCCACGCCTGACCATTCCGGAAACAGCAGGCTCGGATACGCCTATCAAATCAGAGAATTCCCGTTGTGAGCACTGTTTATCCAATAATATCAACAGCTTAACCCCCTATAATCAGCGCAAAAACTAGCCAATTCCCGCGAGTCTGCTGCCCGTATATAAAAAGGCTCAGGAAGGACCCGCCGCATGCTCAGCGCATGCCGATCGGGCATCCTCCGCAACCTCGAACACACCCAAACACTCCCGCCGCGATGGCACCGCATCACTAATGCCATACCGCTCCTGACATATTGGCCTGATATCGCCGATATCCGGCGCCCACGCGACAAACCGCCACGCTCCACATACCCGTACAGCCTGCACCCGATAGCCTGAATCGCTGATTTCCGCATCGCCATCACGCTTCCATTCCATCTCGTGAGTCTTGGTGAGTCTTGGTGAGTCTTGGTGAGTTTGAAATCTCCACAACTCACGAAAAAACCGTTTCTATTACAATCACTTAAACGACCTCGTGAGTCTCGTGAGTCATTTGTGCTAATGCTCGCGCGGAATAAAAAAACAGAATCCAGAAAATTTAATACGCGCGTGCATAGGCTCATTTGACTCACGAGACTCACGAAGCCATCTAAGTTTATGATTCTGTTCATAGTTTCCTGGTGAGTCCTATATAAAACTGACTCACGAAGACTCACGAAGACTCACGAGAGTCTGACTCCACGCGCCATTTCACAGCGCCCTGGTACTTCCCATCCTCGACAAACCGCAGCAGCCCGACACGCCGATTCTTCCGCACGGATAAATAGCCACCCAGCAACCGGCTATTGAGCCCCTTGATATCCCCGCATATGTCATCCAGCACAGACTTGAGCGCCTCCATCTCCTCATTGCCACCGGCTCGATGCGGTAATGCCGGCGGTCCCTGGTTCAGTTCAGTGCACAACGCCTTAGCTGTGATCGATGTGCGCCCCATGAATGCCTGCCAAGCTTCCGTCAGCGC